GTTAGGTTTAATAGTTCCTCTATCAGAAGGTGTAATCCATTCAATTGAACTTTCAACCTCACCAATGATGTCTATGTTGAATGTTCTTTCAACTGTTGAAACACCTGGCACCCAAAAATCAGTATCTGTAGGCAATCTGTTTTGGTTCTCCACAATAGCGATGTAAATAATTCCATCATAAACAATTGCTTCGTTAACAGTATAAATTCTAGTACTACTCCAATTACCTACAAGTGTGTAATTAATTGTTGCTAAGTTTGCAGGAAAGTTTACAGCTCTCATAGTGAACTGATAATTTTTAGTTACTGCTGCTTGATACGGAACTTTACCAGAAAGGTCTCCTGTTACAGTGTCGAGAGTAAGACCGGGTGGTATAGTACTTGGAGTACCATCTGGATTATTTTCAACTAAGAAATAAGTTATTGTACCTGATAGTGTAGGTGGATCGTAAACATCTAGTGCAACAGTTACAAAGTTATTTGCTCTATATCTACCTAAGTAAGGATCTGTAATCCATAGTGGTTGTCTGTTACCACTATTATCTGCTTGGAATAAATTTGTATCAACTTGTAGTAATGTGTTGTCTGCTTTTAAAAATTCTTCAGTAACAACATAGATTTTAAATGTTCTATGTATAGCATTAATGCCGTCAGTAACTGCAATACTAAATGTATATTCTCTACTTAATTTTCTAGGTATTTGACTTCCTTCTGCATAGTCAAATCTTTGTGTATCGTAAAAGTATGTGTCAAAACCAGTTGATGTATTTTTTGCAATATCAAGTGGAACAGTATCAAAAGAATGTGTATCGTATGCTCCAGTGTTAGTTGAATTGTACTCTACAGCCTGCACAGGCTCCGTAAAACCGCTGATCTTTCCTGTTTGGGACAATGACAAGCCCGGAGGTAAAAGACCGCTGTTAGGCACTATATAGTAGCTTAGAGTCTCCCCTGCTGTAAGATCTTTGTCTGTTGCTTGTAATTGAAAGTCTATTTTAGAATCGTCAAGTGCAAAGTATGCATCACCTTGCCCAACATTTAAATAACCTCTTTCTGTAATCCATTCTGGAAAGTCTGCTCCTGTTATGGACATACTAAATGTTCTATCCATACAGCCACCAGTACCGTCATCAGCTCTGATAACAAATTTATTAGTTGTGTGTTTTGTAACTTCTCCAGGTGCGCCTTTGATTACACCATTAGATAAAACACAACCTACAGGAAGTGAACCAGCAATTATAGAATATGAAATTGTACTAGAAGTATCAGTAGACGCTTCTATTGGAATGTTGACTGTGATCCTTTCTTCGAAAGTACCTAGGTCTCCTGCTGGCGTAATCCAAGTAATTGCCATTTAGAATTTGCTCCTTATAAACCGCCAACATCTAAATTGATTCCTGAATCATACGTTAGTGTACCAAAATCAATATTAGATCCTTGCAGTGCTAATTGTATGGCATTTTCAAACCCTGAAGCTCCAACAGGTCCAAAGTCGTATGTTGTTAAGTATTCAGTTACCGGTACAATAGTTTTAAATTTAATAGTGCTGCCTACAGCGGTAACTTCAATATCTTTGAATCCGTTTTCTGATTGTGGCGCACTAGTACCTTCCATAGTAATTTGTTGGTGTGTATTAGCCAACATACTACCACTATCTGTATCGATTCTTGTAAATGCATCTGGCGCAGTACTAGCAACAATAATTGCTTCGTTACCTTCGTCAAGTTGAATTTTAGAACCAGCTACTAGTTTTCTAAAGTTTAGATTTGCACCAACTTTATCTCTAAACACACTAACACCATTAGCACCTGTATTGGTTGCTGTAATTGTTAGTTCTGTTTCTAGTGTTGAGAAGTTTGTGTTAACTTTCTGGAACGCTGTTCGTAGATCATCACCTAACCCGTCGTTTACAATATTACCTATGTTTATTGTTTGTATCGCCATGTATCACTCCTAATGTAGATCTGCCCAGCCTGCTGTACTATCATTATTTGCATCAGCAGCGTATCCTTGAAACTTTCCTGTTGTTGTGTTGTAAACCATCATTCCAAAAACTGGTGTAAGTGCATCTATCTCAGTTTGTGTTAGTTGTGGTGGTCCAACATAAAGTTCTGTAAAGTTAGAATTAATTTTTTCAAACGCTCCACGTAGAGTATCGCCTGTTCTATCGTTTGCGGATGTTCCAATGTTTACTGTAAGTTTTGCCATCTATCCGCTCCTATACCCAACCGCCAATTGCAATTTTGCCCCAGCCCGTACTCTTGCGGACATAAACATAATTGTCATCAACTCTAATTTCGCCAACTTCTGCTGCTTCTGTTTCTGAACTTGGAGCAGCTGAGCCTGGTGCAATCTTACCTGTAACTGTGCCTGTTGCACCATCAATTACCACAGAAGAGTCATCACCAAATACTGAACCTCTAATGTCAATGGTTGCTGTACCTTGTAATACTGCTGCTGGTATAGTACTGCTAACACCATCTACTAATATTGTACTGTCGTCACCAACTACAGTGCCTTTTAAATTTCCAGTAATTAGATTTGCAGTTAATGAGTCTGTAGCAATGTTACCGGTAAACCAAGCATTTTCAAATCTGTTACCATCAGCACCAACATCAACTGAAATAGCGTTTGGTGCTAACGCTCCTACTAATACACTTCCTGAATCAACGTTACCAACAATCTTGCCATCGACTCCGTCAACTAATAATGTGCTATCGTCAGCAACAACTGAACCTTTTACTTCTCCGGTATGTAAACCTGCACTTGGACCAACTAAGTTTCCTGTAACTGTTCCTTGTACTGGGCCGTAGTGTGTTCCGTTTGTGTCTGCGAATACTGGAGCAACAATTCTTCCAAGAACACCATCTACTAATATTGTACTGTCATCTGCAAATACTGAACCTGTTATATCAATTTTTTGATCAAGTGCAACAGTAATTTTATCGTTAGGTGAATCAAGTGTAATGTTGATTCCATAACCATTTTCAAATCTTAAAATATCAGCAGTACTATCTGCTGCAATACTAGTTTGTCCGTCGACAGCAATTTGTTGGAATGTTGGAACTGCTGGAGCAGAGTTTGAAACAGTTGCAATACCTGTTGCAGGATCTGTTGAAACTGTAATACCAAAACCTTGTTGTACTTCTAGCACACCTGTGTTAGTAAACTGCACAGCACCAGTTATTGAACTAACTGTAATACCTTCGCCTGCTGTTCTTCCTGCTGCTCTACTAGGAATGTTAGTTGTGTTTTGTGCAGATGTAACACCTGTGTTAGTAATTGTTACATTGCCTGTTGCTGAACTAACTGTAATACCTGTACTTGCAATTGCTTGTGTTACACCATCGTTAATAAATGTAATACTGTCTGCATCACTTCCTGCTACTAGTTGTACACCAGTACCACCGTAAAATGATAAAGTATCATTTGTGTGATCAGCTTCAACAATATCACCGTCATCTAAATTAATATATCTAAAATATCTTTTCTCTGGATCAATAATTAAGTCACCGCCAATAGTTGAACCAAATGGTAAATCAACTTTACCGCTTTCGCCTTTAACATGTGCTGTACCTAAATACAATCCATTATCTTCATTACCTGCTGAATCTAATGTTTCAGCAACGTGTACTTCTTTCCATTTGTGTGTAGCATCACCTAAAACTTTTTGTGCATCGTCTGCTGGCTTAACAGAAGTAGTAAGTGCTTCTAAGTTAAGTGTACTAAATTCATTTAGTCCTTGTGTTTTACCACCTGATGCATATGCAGTAAAGCCTGTGCCATTAACTGCTGAACTAATTCCTGCATCTGTGTAAAGAGCAAAAGTGTTACTGGTTAGTACATCCGCATAATAAGTATTACCATTTAGTTGTGTCATACCTACTACATCTGTAATAGTTACACGTTGTCCGTCAGTAAGTCCGTGTGCTGTTGAAGTTGTAACTACAACAGGACTTGCTTGGGTTGTATTAGTAATTGTTTTTTGTTCGCCACCTGCAAGTGTTGCACCGATAGTTACAAAGTTTGCATTGACTTCATCTAATGCACTTTTAAACTTATCCCATAAAAGTGGTGGATTACCTGGCGTTATGTTTGTATTATATGCCATTAGTTTCTCCCTACCGCTACTTCAATTGTGCCTATATGATCACTATCATATGCTTCAATTGCTTTACCAATAATTGTACCTGCTCGTACATCGCTATCTGCTACTGTACCAACACCGTGTATGCCTGCACACACAATTAAATCACCTTTTTCAATCTTGCCAACTACCTTACAAGGTACTCTACCTTGTAGTGCAACAAGATTTTTAAATCCAGGACACCCTGCGTACATAACATATGCTGCTCTATCCGAAACAACACCTGCTACTTTTGGATCGCCTTTCTTATTAGAAGTTGTAACTTCCTTGTCACCACCAAATACTAGCACTGTTCCGACTTCGTATTCCTTGTCACCTTCGTAGTATTCTGCAAGGTCAGCTGCATATGTTGCTTCAAACCTTGATTCACTTGGAGTTGTTCCTGTTAATGTCCAACGTCCTGTTACTGTACCTGCTGTAGTATTACCGCCAGTTGTTAATGACGTTGTAATAATTGATGATGCTTCAACTGGTGCAAGTGATACACCGTTCTGTGTTCTAAACTGGTGATAGTCATTATCATAAAAGTTTCTCTTGTCTGTTGCAAGTGAACCGTTCTGTAAATATAAACCACCACTACCACTTGAACCTGTAAACACTCTTACATAACTTGCAGATCCTGATGTACCATAACCTACTGCTGTGTTACCGTTAACATTAAATGAGCTTGTAGCGTTCCATATTCTTGCTTGTGCATCTGCGTTGCCGTCTCTTTGTACAAGTTGACTTGCACTTGCGTTTGCAGTTGCTTCAATGATACCGTAATCAGCATCAGCAGTGTTACTTGAACTACTAATTCTTCTTAAGAAACCAGTTGTACTATATTGTGATTTCTTAATAGAACCACCTTGGTCAACAACAGTTGTAAACAAGACGTCTGTTGGTTGATCAGCACTTAGTAAGTTATTACCTAATACACTTTTACCAGTAACAGGTTCTAGTTTTGCTTTAGTAATTGTACTGTCTGTAATTGTTACCCAACCGTCTGTAACAGTAAAGAACGTATTATCAAATGCTGCAATACCTTTATTAGCCTGTGTAATTCCTGTTGCATTTGCACGTACTTGAGCATCGGTCATATTCAACTTGCTTTGATCAATTGCTGCTGAAGGGTTAACGTCAGCGTTAACAATTACATCTGGCTGTATTTGTGCATCAATAGTGTTTGCAGTTGAGTCAATATCTAAAGCAATATCACCTACAATAGTTGCATTAATTGCATCGTTACCGTTACCTGTAAATGCAAGTATATCGTTTGCTTTCAGATTATTGATTGAAAATTCTTGTAAGTTAGTAAATGTTAAGTTTCTTAAGTTAACTGCGTCTTGCGGTTGTGTTGGATCTCCAACATTAAGAAGTTTGAATCCACCAGTATCGAGTGGACCTTTCATAGCCAGTGAACCATCTAGTGCCATAAAGCCACCATTGATTGGTGGAATTAAGTTTGCTGATGTTACTGGAGCACCACCGTGTGTGGTACCAAGACGTCTTTCAATGTAAAGTCTAGTTGCGTTTTCTGTTGGCACTGTATCAACAGCGTTATCAGTCATACCAGAGTCTGTACTAAATTCAGAAACAGGAACACCACGCTTAAATCCAATACCGTCCAAGTTACTCAATGCAATCGCTGCTGAGAACGTAACCTGTCCAGTACCTTGGTCAACTCTAAAGAACGGTCCAACGTTGAAGTTACCAAATTGGTCAGTGGTTACATAGAACACACGTCCAACGTTTCGTTCATCTGTTTCTGTATCAGGGTTGAACGCATTAACTGATGGTCCATAAATCTCTGTTGGATAGTTAGTATCAGCATATGATCCTGTACCAATCTCAAGTAAGTCATGAGATGTAACACGAGTCAATGAAATTCTAATTGTTAGTTTACCGTTAGCACCATCTGTTCCTTTTGCTACAGCAGATTTAACTGTGTATGATGCTTCATACTGTGTAAGAGCATCTACTAATGGTTTATCAAGTGTAATCCTTGCCCAAGGATTACCAACTACAGTTTCATCTTCAAATAAATCAATTACATATATTTCACCGTTGAATACAAATGTACTTCCTTGTACTCTTGATCTTTCCTGAGGAGCAACAGCAACAATAGCAAATGAACTATCGCCTACACCACCAGTTGGTGTGTAGTATGAGTGTGTCCCACTTTGAACACCGGTTGTATCAACTTGTACAGCACCCGACAGTGTCGGATATGCCACACTCACTGTAAATGTATTTGCATCAAGAACTGTATGTACAAAGTAATGTGTACTTGTATTAAGTCCTGTTGGTAATGAACCAGTTGTTGTGAAAACAATTGGATCACCTTGTGTGAGGTTATGCGTTACTTTTGTAATAACGGCCGGAGATGCAACAGATATTGTACAAGTTTCTGTTGTACCTGCTTTCGCTTCGCCTGGCTTGTATAGTGTTAAGTCGATGTAGTTGTAGTTCTCTCTAAGTGTTGTAACAGTCAAGCCTTCAATAATAGCTGAATGTGTACCTGTACCTGTATCAGTTGTTGTTACAGGTGTTGACCCATTAATAACACTTGAAAGTTCAAAGTTTGTTGCGGTTAAGTTTTCTTCTCTAACCCAATAAGTTTCACCTGATGTAATACCTGCTGGTAATGTACCAGTTGAACTAAAGCTCAGTCTGTAGTTGAATAATTGTTTGTGTGGTACAACACATTTAATAGTTGGAGTACCGTCGGTTAGTGTAGCTGCACTACCGCCAGCACTTGTACTTAAAACAACGCTGTCATATGTTGGAACGTCGATAATATGATAAGTTGTACTTGCAGTTATTCCATTTGCGGTTGATCTTGGAACAATAGTGTCTCCAACAATTAATCCATGATTTTGACTAAACGTAGCAACATTACCTGTTGATGACGTTGCATTAATAGTTGCAAGGAATGTACCAACGCCTGGTGCTGCTGCTGTAAATTCTACTTCATAGTTACCTCTTGAATCAGATGCTGACTCAAACTGTAGAACACGATAAACGTCTGTGTATTCTTGTAATATCAAACCAGTTGATGGTCTTGTAGCAACGTCAACCAGTTCACCTGTTAGCATAACCTGCGAGTTAGAACGCAACGACATTTTAGTATTGTCTGGAATAACAGCAAACAATCCATCAAAGTTACCAGTTGAATCACTTGTTAAATTAAGTTTAGCAACACCTGCTGGTAAATCAGAAGTTGAAACTGATGTTACAGGATATCTGTAAATTACATTGCCATGATCAACTTCAAGTTCTGAGTTGTTAAGTGGCGTGTAATCGTATCCGTCAACGTAAAGGAACAGTCCACTTTGTGTGTTTGCAAATCCTGCACTTGGGAAATAACAGTAAACTGTTTGTGCAAGGTCATTGTATAATGAAGTTGGTGTTGGAACCTCAAGTGGATCCGAACCATCTGCAACCAATGCATAGATACCATGTGCAGAAGAACCACCAACGGATCTAATCTGCGCACCGTTAAGTGACATGTACGATGCATAACAGTAGTAAGTAAACATCGAAACTGCTTCTGTTAAACCACCGTTGGTTGCAAGTAGGCCGTAACCCATATCAGCAACTTGTGTAAAGTCATTTGATAGCATTGACCTGTTACCAGGCATCAATACTTCGTAAATTCTTTCAATTGAGTGTGTTCCGCTACCAGCACTTGTTGTTGCAACTGATGTGCCGCCTAGTGATTCTGCTACTTGGAATGTGTTTGTTGTTAAGTTAACACCTGAAACAAAATAATCTTTACCAACAATTAAACCAGTTGGCAATGAACCAGTTGTTGTAAATCTAACAACTGCGCCTTCTTGTAATTTGTGTGCTGCTGAAGTAATAACAGCAGGGTTAGCATTTGTAATTGTAGCAGTAACAGGTCCAGCAGTTCTAGTAAATGGTGTAGTTTCATCTAAAATAAATGATGCTGAAGAACCGTTTTTGTTAAAGACAAAATCTCTAACATAGTTTACTCTGAATACTGTATCATCAACAATAAACGAACAAGGTAGTTGTGGTACTCTTTCTAGTCCTGTTACTTCAATTCTTGTAGATGTTGTTGATGAAGCGTGTCTAAATTGTAAGTTACCAGCAAAGCCGTCAACAAACATACCACCTGCAAAAGTTTGTTTGTTTATTGATTTTGAGAATGATGCTGATTCTTGACAGTATGGTGACTTAGCAAGGATTTGTCCTTCTGGATCAAGTACCATCATAAAGCCGCCATGTCCTTGACCTGTAACAGCTCTAATAATGTTAGCGTCATTCATTAAGAATACGTCTAACTTGTCGTTCTCTTCTGGATAGTTAACACTACCTGAACCGTCCATTACATCTTCAATAGCATCAAATAGTTCAGCAACAACACCTTGTGTTCCTGTTTCTGCTATAAACGATGTATCAATAATCTGTACTGCTGTAGTTACTGTTCCTGGTAATGGTAAGTTTTGTATAACATAATCAATCGCTGTCTGCGCTCTTTCAAGACCTGCAATCGTTTGTGAAAGCTGTGTAGTAATTGCAAGTCTTCCACTTGCACTTTGATAATATTTTAAACCTGCGGAAATAGTTCTATTGTATCCGCCATACTTCAGGTCGAATATCATAGCATCAATAACTAATCCTACGTCACGTTTACATAGTACTTTGTTATATGTAAATGACTGAGTAAATGGTGCAGTGTTTGAAGCAATTTGTGTATCGATCCATTCAACAACTTCGTTTTGAATGAATGATTTATTAAGTTTGATAAGTGCTGCTGCTTTTCTATAAGCACCTTTGTTATCAATTTTAGGATAAACTGGTTGTGTTGAATCTGATAGGTAATGATGACCGTACAATTGTGTAGCAGTTGTCAGTCCATCAATATTTGTATCTCTTCTAAACTTTTGGAACGCCCAAGGTGAACTTGATGTACCTTGTCTTGGTTTAATAAGAACACGTCTAAATTCATCACCAATGATTGCAACGTTCTGCGGTACCTTAAGTGGATAGTTTTCTTCGTAAATTCCACTTTCAACAAGGACTGCAATTTGAATTTGGTTAGTAATATCACCGTATGAAATAGGCTCGTCAATTAAGAACGTTCCGTACTTAATATCTACATCAAAAATCTCATTACCTAAACTATCTAATGCACCTTCGTGTGCAAGAATCTGTGCAAGTGCTCCAGATGTTTCACCTCGTAAATATAAACCTTCTCTTAGATCTCTTGTTCTAAATGCTACTGGAGTATCAGTTAAAACGTCACCTGTAAAGTCTGTACGATAACCATCTGTTTTTAGTAAGAACCTTGGTAGGTCAACATTAACTGTTGGAATTGCTGTAAATCCTGAACCAGAATCTAAAATATCAATGCTGGTAATAGTTCCGCTTGTAATAACTGCTGTACCAAATGAACCAGTTGACCCAGCGCCGCCTGTAACACGTACAGATACTAAACTGTAGCCTGATCCACCATTGGTAATATCAATTCCGTTTACTTTATATGTTACATCAAATGTAGCACCTATACCAAAAGTTGAGTCAGAAGTTGTAACAACGCCGCTTGTTCCAGGTAATACTGTGTAATCACCTTGTGCTAAAAGTTTAAATGTTGTAATAGCACCTGGTGTTGTTGCTGTTGATAATACTTCAATAGTTGCATTTGATCCTGTACCACCTTGCAGTGTAATAATATCTCCTGCTTGATAGTTAGCACCCGGTGCGTTCATAGTAATAGTGTCGACACTCATTCTTGCATTACCAGCAAATCCTATACCTGAACTTGGTGATGATGCAATTTCTGAAAGTGTTACAGTACCTGAACCGTTATTAAATGTAAGTTGCTTCTTATAAGGACCAATGTCGTCTAGTGATTCTAATACTAGTTCTTCAGCACGTTTTAGTGCTGCTTCAATTGTTCTATAAGCATAAGCAAGAGCTCTACCTTGTAGTTCTTCACTAACACCTACTCTTTCGTCTTGACCTGATGTAGCAACATATAAGTTTACCTTACTACCGAATGATGCGTTATCAACATATTGTTTTGTTGCAGCAATCAAGCCGTCATATAATTCGTCATCTGCAGGTTCTGGGCTTCTGCTTAAAATTAATGGACCAGTCATTGTACCAAATGCTACATTTGGGTTACCTGTTGACGGATCAACAGCACCAATACCTGCTCTTGAAATCTTTGTATCTACATATTCTTTGTTTGCTGCTTCATCATCTGAAACAGGAGTAGCCATATCTTTAATACGATATGTATTACCACCTGATGCAACTGATAAGTTACCACCTAGTTGTGGACTAGGGTCTCCTGAGATTTCACTAAACTCAGTAGCAACAATAATTTGGTTTGAATTAGAAGTATCATCGATTGTGATACCTAAACCTGCTGTAATTTGTTTAAATTGTAACCCGTCTGTTGTTGGGTTAACAGCTAGAACAGCACCTTCTTGACCTAAAAATGTAGTAGGTGTATCGTCAAGGGCAATAAAAGTAAGTTTTTCGCCAAGTCCTAGTGAACTATATAATTCTTTAAAATTATCATTCGTTTTACGAAACGAATCTCTAATACTATCGCCGGTACCGTCGTTACCTATTGCTCCAATATCTACAATCTTACGTGCCATCTACTAACTCCAAGTATCCTTTTAATTCTAATGTATTTAGCCAATAATTTTATAAGCCTAATGTAAAATAGTAAATACAAGTATGTTCATTAAGACAGAAAAAGTTCATACTTGTTACACCAGGCAAAGTAAACTTGGTAAAACACACGAATATATCCGTGAAAAAACCGTTGTTCATCTACAGTGTGATAACTGTGATACTGTATTTACCAGGGATTTAAAAAAGATGAACTCAAGCCGGTTGAATAACAATTACTTCCACGTTTGTAATGATTGCGATGCTAAACGTTTTGCACAACGTAAAGGTGTAGAACAAAAACAAGTATGGGATATGCCAGCTAACGCAGACTTACCTTTATCTAAATACTAAACTGCTCGTCGAGCAAGTTCTTTTTTTACTTTTACTATAAGTTTAGGCTTTGCATTACTGCTATCTATATAGTCTACAAGCTCTTGCGTAGCCGTAGATTTCATATAGAAGTGTTGAGTTTCAGTTTTGCCTGTTGTTTTGTTTCTAATTTTTTGTGATGGTTTAAATTTTACAGGCATTATTCAGGCCCTCCGTTATGCATACGTTTTGCTTTCTTTTCGTCCCAGTCCTGTAAGGCTCTTTTTATAGAATCCTCTGCTAGAACTGAACAGTGTAATTTAATAGGCGGAAGATCAAGTGCTTTTGCTATGTCTTTATCCTTTATTTCTAATGCTTGAGACATTGTAAGTCCTTTAAGCATTTCAACAAACATAGTTGAACTTGCTATTGCACTACCACAACCGTATGTTTTAAACTTTACATCTTCAATAATATCAGTATCTGGATTTACTTTAAGATCAAGTTTCATAACATCACCACATGCTGGTGCGCCTGTCATGCCTGTTGCCACGTTTGGGTCTTTAGGATCAAAGCGACCAACACCGTGAGCATTAGGGTTTGCGAGAACAGATTCGAATCTGTCTACTACTTGTTTTGAATATGCCATAATGTAATGTGATTTTTTCGTTTATTATACAACAACTTAGTGAAGTTGTCAACCAATTGTATTTAGCTATGATTTTATCTCTTTTATATTTTATGACAGTCCTAAGTGTATAAATACAGTATGACCATAAAATTATACAGAGAAATAGTCATTGAAGCAGATACAGTTCGTGAAAACTTAGTGCAAGAAAAATTGCCTTATGAAAAGAATGAGCTGGAAGTAATGAGCAGCGACACACTTGATTATCATTATGGCAAACTTGCGTCGGCGTATGTTAAAAGA